AGCAGGCACACAGCAATCCGGACGGCACTCCGGCCAGCCAGCGTTACATTGCCCAATAGGTCCAATAGGACCTATAAGACCTATTTTTTAGCATAGCAACGCCAGGAGGCTTTATGGGCTTTTGGTCATCTTTCGGAAAAACGATGGGGCGGGTGGGCATCGATCTCGGCACACAGGCCGCATCCATTGCTTTGCAGCAAAATAAAACCGCCCAGGTTGTGGCCCAGGTGGCTGCGCAGATTTTGCAATCGGCACAGAGCACCACTACGGTGGAAACCGTGGTCACCGCGGCACTCGGGACATTGGGTGTGGCCATCACCCAGGAGCGGGTTGCCTGCCTTAGCGGCATTGTGCGCGAACTGCAGAATTCCAAAGTCAGCAAGCCGGAAAATTTCCAAGGCTAAGGCCGGGGGAAAATTGCCATGGATATTGTGGACCGTGCGCAGATTGCCGAATTCGACATCCTGGAGAATGCCCTCCAGGCCCAACGGCTGCGAGCCTTCGGAACGAAACCTATTCCGGTTCATCATGGCCGGTGCAACTCTTGTGGCTGTCCGATTCCGGAAGCCCGCCAGAGAGCCATCCCGGATTGTCAATATTGCCTGGTCTGCCAGTTAGAGATCGAGGAGGAAGCCCATCATGGCTGATAACCGCCAACCCGCCGAAATGGCTGCATTGCGGGAAAAGATCAATCGGCTCGGTAATGAAATCCGCGAGCGCGAACAGGCCATCCATGATCTGAGAGCGAGTCTTCGACTCCTTGAAAACGAGCGGGAAAGATGTCGCGGACGGATGGCCAGGCTGGAGACAACGCGGAAAGAGGTGGCCGCATGACGCTGAGTGATCCCGCAAAAAACATGCTTTCCCGCGTCGCCAAAGGCGCATTGCTGGGAGCGCCGGCCGGCATCCTGGTGATCGAAGCTCTCACGGGCGGACGGCTCACCGATTATGTGGAAAAGGAAACGCTTCGCGAGTTGCTGTTACTGATTTTCTGGTGGGGGCCCGCTCTTCTCATTTTGGGCGCGCTATATCGTTTGATTTGCAATTATGCTCCACAATTTATCGAGGCCCAGAGGGGGCAGGCCGCGGCCATCCAGGAAATGTCGGACGCTATACGGGAACACAATCAGCGGGAACATGAGGATCGCGAAGAGCGAAAGGAACTCTCCATCACGCTGAAGGTCTTGGCGCAAAAAATAGAAGAGTTAAAGGAACAAATGTCATGTCGGAAAAACTTGTAGAGCGTCATGCCGTCAAGCGAGGCGAAATCATGCGGGCGCTCCAGGTGGAACATCCTGATTATGTTTCCATCGGGGTGATCCGCAGCCATCTGGATCACCTGGGATTGCCGACCGAAACTGAATCGATTGTTTCCTATCTCAGTTACCTGGCTGATAAGGGGTATGTCACCACCGTCCGCAAAAAAGGCGACCGGTCGCGCATCAGCATTTCCATGGCGGCATTGACGGCCAAGGGAATGGATTTGATGGATCAGAACAATAATCTTCAAGACGAGGGAGTGGCGTTTTAATGGCGAGACATTTCGCCTTCGAGCGGCTCTCGGATGCGGCTAAAAAACTGGCAATTCCACTATACGAAGATGGCGCCACTCTCGATGAGGTGATGGCCGCCATCAAGGAAGAGACCGGAGAAGAGATTGGCGCATCCTCACTACACCGTTATTTCTCGAAAGTGGTGGCTGTGGAACGGCAAAGCCGCCAGGCCATAAAGCGGCGCATCCAGGCCATGATTGACGCCACCCGCGAAGATCCCGCCTGCACCGAGGGCGAAATCCTCAAAGCGCTCTCCTATGAAGCGGCGCTCGCTAAACGGGATGAAGCCGATCAACTCGATCTGGGATTTTTAATCCAGGAACAACGCCGGCGCGAGGAGGCCCAGGGGCGCATGCAAATTGAAAAGGCCAAGATCGAGATCGATCGCGAGCGCAATCAAATCGAGCGCGACAAATTGCAGGTAAAGAGAGAAACAGCCATCGAGGCACAGAAGGCAATATCCGCGATCGAACCGGGAAAGCTCGCGGCCGCAAGCGGCGATCCGGCCCAACTTAAAGCCATAGTGGAAGCGGCAATCGCGGAGAGGCTGGGGCTCACGTTGTAAGGCAGACGGCAGACGGCAGACGGCAGACGGCAGACGGCAGACGGGAGACGGGAAGAAGCTGAAAGCTGATCGCTGAGAGCTGAAACGATGAAAATCAAAAGCAGGAAGAAAAAACCCTGGAAGGGTACGGGATTCCGGCCTGGGACAATCCAAGTCACTAGCAGGGGTGCGGAATATAAAGTTCAACAGGATGGTTCCTGGAAGAAAACAAAGGAAGCTGACAGCCTTCGGCTGATTTCTAAAAGCTGAAAGCTGACCTCTGATCGCTGAACGCTCATGGAAGACGTCACCAAAACTTATTTTCTCCCCTACCAGGCCCGGCTGATTGCCGATCCGGCCCGCTACATTCTCTATGAGAAAAGCGCCCGGATCGGCATCACCCATGCCGTGGCCTGCAAAGTGGTGAAAGCCTGCATCGACGGGAAATGGCATAAGACATGGTGGTATCAGGCCAACGATGACGGCACGGCCAAGGAATTTATTCAGGATGTCGGCGAATGGGCCAAGATTTTCAATTTCGCTTATGGATTTATAGGCGAAGAGGTCATTGACGAAAAAGAGGGGATCAAGGGCTATACCGTCAAGTTTGCGGATGGCCACCGCATCATTGCCCTCAGCAGCAACCCCAAAGCCCTCTACGGCAAAGGCGGCAATGTCATCCTGGATGAATTCGCCGTCCACGAAGCCGCTCATGAACTTTATATCGCCGCGCAGCGCTCTATTATGTGGGGCGGATGTTTCCTGATTTTTTCGCAGCATTATCATGAAAATACCGAATTCAATCAACTCTGCAAAACCGCCCATGCAATCGTTCAGGGCAAACTCCGGCCCGGCAAGGATGCCTATCCCTGGTCGTTACATCGAACCACCATCGTGGATGCCGTCCAGGAAGGTTTTTTCGAGAAACTGAAATCGAAGGGGGCCACCGAAGCGGAAAGCCGCGAAGAATTCATCGAGCTGATCCGCTCCGGCTGCAAGACTCAACAGGACTTCGACCGCATTTATATGTGCATCCCGGCCACCGAGGCGGATGCCTACATATCCATGGAGTTGATCCAGGCCTGCCAGGATAACCAGGTGGAAGTGAATCCCGGCTGGGCGCGGGCGATGATCGAAAAGGCGGAGCAACAATATATCCGCTATAAATCCCTGCAAGAAGATCCAGATCCACAACACATGGAACTGCGCGAAATCCTCAGCCATGCCGCCCATGAATTTGCCGGAGAGATTTATGGAGGCCGCGACATCGGCCGGAACCGCGATTTTACGCTCGATTGGATTTTGCGCCGCGCCGAACGCGGATTAAAAACCGTGGCTCTTATCGAATTGGATAAAAAACCGTTTTGGGTGCAGGCAAAGATTTTATTTGCTTTGCTCAAGTTGCCCACGGTTCGCCGATGGTGCATTGACTGCACTGGATTAGGGATGGAGACGGCCGAACGGGCTACCGCTCTTTTTGGGGAATCGCGCGTCGAAGGGATCAATTTCAGCCTGGAAACCAAGGAAGCTATGGCCGGCCTCGTCCTGCGCCATCACCAGGACCGTTCCATCTCGACGCCGGCCATTGGCTATATTGCCGACTCATTGCATTCGGTCAAACGCTATTCGACATCCACCGGGCATTTCCGGTTCGATGCCGAACGGACTGAAGCCACCGGCCATGCCGATCACTTTTGGGCGCTGGGCCTCGCGCTTAGCGCCGCCGAACAGCCAGGCTGCTCCGTGCCGGACGTTCAGTCGGCAGGCCGCCGAGCCTATGCGTCGGCGGAGGTTTTTTAGTTAGGAAATATAAGTCTTATAGGTCCTAGAAGACCTATTTTCATCGCGGGAATTCATCATGGCAGATCAACCGACAACCCAAGAAATCATAACCGACGAGGCTCTCAGTTTTGCGGGGATCCGTCCGCACGCTTTTAGCGGCCTCGACGATCCCACCATGGTCTGGTATGCCATGCTGACTGGCGGCCCAACGGCTATCGATTATTATGAGGATCTCTATGAGAAGGACGATAAGATCGGCTCCTCGCTCGATAAACGGGCGGAAGCCGTTCTGGCCTGTCCTTCCGAGATCCTCCCCGCCTCCGATCGGGCGCGCGATCGCCGCTGGCAGGAATTTATCATCGATTGCATCAGCAACCTTCCAGGTTGGGAAAATCTTCTCCGTCAACTCCTCACCGCCACGGGTAAGGGTGTGGCGATCGCGGAGATTCTCTGGGATCGGCAAGGCTCCGAGATCCGCCCCGTCCGCATCAAAATGCGCCCTCAGCAACTATTTAATTTCGGACCTCCTGGCTGGCCGCAATCCGGTCCACTGCGTTTCACTTCCTATCGTGGCGGAACGGGCGAGCTGATGCCTCCCAACAAATTCATTATCCATAGTTTTGCCATGGAGAATGAAATCCGTTGGGGCTCGCCGCTCATCCGCAAATGTTTCTGGCTCTCCTGGTTCAAGCGGCAAGGCTCCAAGTTCTGGGCTAAATTCCTGGAAAAGGGAACGGGCACAATCGTCACCCGGTATCCGGATAATGCCACCCAGGAAGCCAAAGATATTGCCCTGCGGGCGGCCAAAGCGCTGAACGAGGATATCTCCGTCGCCCTCTCGGAAACCACCAAATTTGAAGCGCTCGAAAAAGCCCGCCAGGGTGGCACCGATAGTTATGAACCATTCGTCCTCAACTTTTGCGATTCGGGAATTGCCGAACGCATCCTGGGGGGCACGCTCACGAGCCGCGGCAGCGATAGCGGCACCGGCAGCCGCTCCACCAGCCAGGTGCATGATGAAGTTCGCCAGGAGAAAAAAGAGGCTGATGGCAAATCGCTCATGGAATGCATTAACGATCAATTGATAGACCTGATCATGCTTTTCAACGCCGGGCCGGGCGTTCCGCCACCGCGCTGGAACCTGAAATATCAGCCGCCAGCGGATCTCAATGGTTTGGCCGAGCGCTATGAGCGTCTGGTGAAAATCGGGGTTCCCGTCCCGGTCAGCCATGCGCAGTTTACCTTCGGCATTCCCGAGGCACAGCCGGGCGAGGCGATGCTTAAACTTGCGCCTACGGCCGCCACAATGGCGGCTGGGGCTACCGGAGCGGCAGCAGATGGAACTTCCAGCGGGGCGGATGGAACGGTGTTTGACGACGGCCTTCCTCCTGACGTTGCGGACGGCGTGCGAGACCTAATTAAATTGGAAGACGGGGCCGTGAAAGCGGCGCAAGAACTATATGCTCCATTGATCAAACAGGCGATCGATGCGGCCACCGAAACGGTGGCTGGTAAAAAAAAAGCTTTAAATTAGTGCTCGATTTTAAGGGTTGGATCGACTTTATGTCAAACCTACTGGCAGCAGCGGATATTTTGGGCAGGGCTCATGCAGCGGCTGAAACCTCCGTTGCGGCAGGCCGAGAGTTTGCTCTTTCCTCGCAGACCTTTGAGGAGATCCTGCCCGAGGGCGTCACTCCGGATGGGGCCGCCCAATATATCCTGAACAAAGTGCCCATGTCGAAACCGGCCTATTTGAATCTTCTTTCCCGCAACCGGCGCCAATACCGCGACTATGCATTTTATATCGCCAAAACTGAAAATGTCCTGCTCATTGAAGCGGCTCGGCAAGCCGTAGCAGCCGCGATCGAGCAGGGAACCACCCAGGAAGATTTCCGCAAAACCATGGAAGGCGTCTATCAGAAACTAGGAGTCACGCCGCTCGATCCCTGGCACCTGGAAACGGTTTTCCGCACCAATGTCGAGAGTGCCTACCAGGCCGGCCGCTATCGGCAGATGACGGATCCGGACGTTTTGAAGGCACTTCCTTACTGGCAATATCGCGCCATCATGGATAGCCGCACTCGGCCGGCGCATGGAGCGATGAACGGATTTATCGCCCCGGCAAGCGATCCCATTTGGAAGAGCTGGTATCCGCCCAATGGTTACAACTGCCGCTGCACCGTCACCGCCGTCGGGCGCCAAGACGCCCAAAAAAGAGCCGAAGGCTCTTCGCAGGATTTGGGCATCTCCGCCCTGGGTCGGTTGCCTGAAGTGGATGGGGTGCCGGTCCGGATCGATAAGGGCTTTGATGAGAACCCCATCCTTTACTTCGAAAAAGCTTTTAAGAAACGGGCCGAACGGCCCCCGGCGAATTTGGCCGAATTTCGCGATTACAGCCCGATGGCTGAATTCCGGGATCTAGGGCTCGCCCGAGAGTCGCGCAATTGAAAATCACGCCCGTTCACGGGCATAGCTAGGCTGTTATAAATCGCATAAGTCCTATAGGTCCTATAGGAACCTAGCCCAACTCAGGAGGCAAAAACCATGTGGATCGAAGTTTTCCGGTCAGGCAATTACGGTGCCAAAGGCAGTTACACCGATGCCGATCTCGATCGCATGGCCTCGAATTACGATCCGGCCCTGCATGAGGCTCCGGCCGTCATCGGGCACCCGGAACATGACCAGCCGGCCCACGGATGGGTGGAAGGGCTCGCGCGTCAAGGCAATCGGCTGCTGGCCAAATTTAAACAACTCTCCCCGCAGCTTTCGGATTGGCTGAAAAGTGGGGCATTTAAAAAACGCAGCATTTCCATTTACCCCGATCTCAATGGAAAGGGGATCTATCTCCGGCATGTCGGTTTCCTGGGCGCCATGCCGCCGGAGGTCAAAGGGCTCAACGACATCCCAGGGTTCAAAGAAACCGGCGGCGAATTCATCGCCCTGGAATTTAACGAGGAGGAAAACGCGATGGAAATTAAAGAAGTGAAAGACGCTGTTGTGGCCGCATTTAAAGAAATGTTTGGCAAAGGCGAAGCCACCCCGGCCGCATCTGTCTCTCAGGCAAAGCAGTTTTCAGAGGAAGAGGCCAAGGGTCTCATTGCCCAGGCCGTCACTGAAGTAAAAACCTTCTTCACCGAACAGCTCACGGCGGCAAACAAGACGATCGAGAAGTTAAATACAACCGTTATCGAGATGAGCCAGCAAGGGGCTTCTCAAGCCGCCAAATCCCAAGTGCAGGTTTTCTGCGAAAAACTCGGTGCGCGCTATCTGCCGGCATTCAAAGAAATGGGCCTGGTGGATCTATTGGAATCGCTCAATTCGAGCACCGTCACGCTTGAATTCGGCGAGGGCGAAAGTAAAAAGAAACAGACTCAATATGAGGTCCTCACCGGCTTCCTGGAACAATTGCCCGACTTAGTGAACTTTGACGAACTGGCCATTCCCAAAAGGGGCAAGACGAAATCCGGCATCCGCTTTAATGAAAGCGAAAAAACTCCGGCGGACTTGACCTCGATCGAACAGGCTGCACAGGCTGAAGCCATGGCGGCGGAAAAGAAAATCAGTTTTAGCGAAGCACTCAAAGAAGTGCGCCGGCAGACCCGCTCGAACGCGGCCTGAGCTAATCGGGCGGCAAAAAGAAATAGGTCTTATATGTCCTATTGGACCTATTAAAACCAAATAACCAAAGTCAATCGGAGGAAAACACAAATGATCAATGTCACCGCAGGACAGCTGGTGCTCACCAAATCCGCTGAAGGCGGCGCGCTTACCGCCGGCATGGCGGTCATGAAAGGCGCGGCCGCTGGAAAAGTGAAAGCGCCAACAGGCGCCGGAGTCCGCCCGGCTGGAATCGTGCTGCTCGCGGCCGCAGCCGCCCTAGATAACATCCCGGTGGTAGTTTTCGGCCCCGCCGTGGGCGTGGCCGGAGGCAGCGTTTCGGAAGGCGATATGCTCAAAATCGCTGGAACCACGGGCAAACTCATTGCCACCACTACGGCCAATGATGAAGTCATCGGAAAAGCGCTGGAAGATGGCTCCGATGGCGTGGAATTAGGGGTGTTGGTTTATCCCGGACTCTACTAGACGGCAAACGGCAGACGGCAGACGGCAGGAGATGGTTAACCGCAATTAAAAGCAGAGGCGCCACGCGCATCAAGCGCAAAGCGGCCCAAGAAAATCAAATTTTGGAGGTTTGAATATGCCTGGACTAACCGCACCGCGCAGTGCCCATATTGACGTGGCGCTCAGCAACTTTTCCCTACAGTTTAAAAATGCGGCATTCATTGCCGAACAGGTTGCGCCCCGCGTCCCCGTTGGCAAACAAAGCAATAAATATTGGATTTACGGAACGGAAAATCTCCGCAGCGATTTGGCGGATCTTCGCGCCGCCACGGCTGAGGCGAACAAGCTCAGCCGAAGCAAATCCACCGATTCCTATTTCACTGAAGACCACTCCTACGCGGAATTGATCTCCGATGAAGAACGCGGCGATACCGATCTGGAAGATCCTGAAATGGAATCCACCCAGCTCCTCACCGAACGAATTCTCTTAGGCCAGGAGATCCGGATGGCCACAATCCTGAGCAGCACATCGTTACTCACCCAAAACACCACCCTTTCCGGAACGGCCCAATGGAATAATGCCAGTTCCGTCGGAGACCCTATTGCCGATGTGCAGACGGGGGCTCTCACCATTGCCCAAAATTCTGGAGTGAAGGCCAACACCCTGATTTTAGGGCCTGAGGTTTTTGGCCATCTCCGCGTCAATGCCAAAATCATAGCCCGGCATCAGTACGTTTCCGCCGGAGCGGTGACTTCTTCCGATCTAGCCGCGATATTCGACGTGGATCAGGTATTGATCCCCACGGCCATTCAAGAGGCCGCGGCCGGAACGCGTACTTTCGTTTTCGGAAAAAACGCGATCCTTTGCTATGTAAATCCCAATGTCACCTTGCGCAGTTTGTCGTTCATGAAAACCTTCATGTGGGTAGGCGCTCCCGGCACCGTCAATGGCGTGGCCGTGGAAATCGGCCGTGCCGCCGGCGTCAGCCGCAAAGCCGATGAAGTGGCCGTGCATAAATACTACGACCCAAAAATCGTGACGGTAAAGTGCGCCTATCTGATCAAAAACGCCATCGCCTAATTAGGCGATTTTTCTCCCGCGATCCACTTTATTCAAGCGGATCGCGGGACCGCAATTAACTTTTTTTTCTGAGGTTTCGAGATGGCAAAGAACAAACGATCCGAACCTGAAACTCTGGAGATTGCCGAGACAATTGTTTTTGTGGTGGTCTCTAATCTCAATCATGATGGGCAAAATTATATCCCTGGCGAAACCCTGGAACTGACTGAAGAGCAAGCCGCGCTCATTCCCTGGGCCATAACCAAAATAAAGGACGAAGCTGACAGCCTTTAGCTGACCGCTGAAAGCTGAAAGCTGACCGCTACCATGGCCTATTGCACCGTTGACGAACTGAAGGATCAAATGCCGGCAACCGAGTTGCTGCAATTGGTAGATGACGAAAAGCTTGGCACACTCACCACCGCGAGCACCGCCAGGCTTACCGCCGCCATTGAAGATTCGAGCTCCTTGATCGATGGCAGCGCTCGCAAAGGCGGTTATGCCGTGCCGCTTACGGATACGGCTTTTGCCCGGCGATTGTGCAAGCAGCTCGCCATTTGCCAGCTCTTGCATAGGAAGAATCTAAAAATCGAAGTACGCGAAAAAGATTGCGACGATGCGGCCGAACAGCTCAAGGCATTGGCCAAAGGCGAAGTGGTCCTGTCTACGGCCGCGAACAAGCTCGGCGTCGAGCGCGACGATCGCGAAAATGTTTTTTCAGCCGATAATTTGGAGAGCTTTTAATAGGTCCAATAAGACCTATAGGTCCTATAACCACCATGACTGGCGCAGCCCTAAAAATAACCGTTAACGACGTCGCCGCCCTGCAGCGGCTCGAAGGCATCCGCTCGCGCGCGAAAGATCAAAACGCCATAAGCAAAATCATGGGCGAAGTGATGCGCGATAGCATCGAGACCACCTTCTCGCAGGAAGGTGTCCCAGCGCATTCCTGGCGTCGCCTGCATGCCTCGACCCTTGCCACTCAATATGCCACTCACGGCAAAAAGAAAAACAAAAAGCCCTGGAAGCTAACTGGACTTAATACCATAGGTTTCCTCCGCTTCGCGAACGGTAAATTGATTTTGCAAAATCAGGGGCGGCTGAAAAATTCCATCACCTATCGGCCGGCCTCCGCCGCGGACGGCATGCCTCAACTGGTGATTGGCAGTAATTTGATTTATGCGCGGATCCATCAACTGGGCGGAATCATCCGGCCTAAATCCGCGAAGGCACTCCGTTTTCCGGTGGCGACTCCCGAAGGGTTGAAATGGATCACCAAAAAATCCGTCACCATTCCGGCGCGGCCTTACCTAGTTTTCAGGCCGGAAGATCCGGGGAAAATTGCAGCAGCAGTGCAGGATTATCTGCTGAACTAGACGGCAGACGGCAGACCGGAAAAGCTGATCGCTGACAGCCTTTGGCTGACCGCTGACAGCTGAAAGCTCTTATGAAACGCACTGACCTCGAAGAAGGCATTTTGGAACTGATTGCGGAGACTCCGCTGGCTCAGGAACTGCGCACCCTGGAGATCTTCGATCATTCTAAGTTGGACAATGAGGGCCAGTTAATAGTTGTCACGCCGGCGGTACTGCTGGTCCCTGGAGCGGGAGAGTTCAAGAAGGCTGATATTTACGGCTACACCTACGATCAGGATGTTTATTACTCGCTGCTCGTGGCAGCCACCAATTATCGATCGCCGGCCTCGCGGCGGGAGAGCAACCTGGGGGAAATCGGCGTGAATGAAATGCTGGATCAGCTCCAGGATTCGTTGCGCGGGAAAAATCCGATTGCCGGCATCTCAACGGGTGCGCGAATTTTCCTGGTCAGCGTGGAGGCACAGCCGGATCTCGGACCTTGCACGGTTTATTCACTCACGTTTCGCGTGGGAGATTTCCTGCAGCCGGCGGTATAAAGAGAGACGGCAGACGGCAGACGGGAGACGGCAAAAAGCTGACAGCCTTCGGCTGACCGCTGAAAAAGGAGGAAACATGAAACTTCAAGCCAAAATTGGATGCGGGCCGGTTTTTTACCGCACCACCGGGATCGATCTGGAATTCGCCGAAGGAAAGCCGGTCGAGGTGGAAGAGGGGCTGGGCCAACAGTTGATCGCTACCATTTCGCAACTAGAACTGGTTGCCGACAATCCAGACCAAAATGAAACTGTCAGCTAGAAGTTGGCCGCTGCCAGCCTTCGGCTGATCGCTGACCGCTGACAGCTGAAAGCGGCAAACTGAAAGTTTATCGCGAATTTTAAAAACAGGAGGGACCAATGCATCAAACTGAAATTCTGGTGGGAATCAGCACCAAAAAGCAGACGAATTTTGTGACGGCTTTGGCCGACGCGGACATCGATAAAATTGTCACATTCAATTCGCCCGATATCACCGCTCACGATGCCGTCAAAATTACCGATGCCGAAAAACTGGGCAAAGGTCATGATTTCGCGACCGAGGTCCAGACGGAGAGTTTTTCGAGCGGTCGTAGCTTTGGCTTTGACGCCAACAGCCTGAATTTGCCCTGGGCGCTGGGTTTCATGCTCGGCTCGGTAACCACCACCGGAACCGCACAGACGGGATATACCCATGTATTCAAATTCTCCGATCCGGTGACAACGGCCCGGCAAAACCCGGTGACGAGCATCATTGAGAAATTGGGCGGATTCCAGACTCGCAAAATCCCCAGCCTGGCGGGATCGCAATTGACACTCTCGGGAGAACAGGAAAAGAGGATCGCGCTCAAACTGGATATGATCGGCTCAGGCAAGATCATCACGAGCGGCATTACGGCGCCGACAGGCAATCCAGCAGTTACCAGCTATTTCATCAATCAAATGTTGAAGCTCGAAATTGGCCCTACAGGCGGAAGTTTGGTGGAAGTGGCGGCCGACTGGCATGGCTGGGAATTGACCGTCAACAACAATCTCCAAACGGATCTCGGCTTTTATCCCGGATCGGGGTTCAACACCACGGGCGATCCGCTCAGCGGCGCCATTAAGGGGCGGATGGAATATGGCAAGAGGACCGGAACTCTGCGCCTGCGGATCCGAGTGAAGACGGGTTCCACCCAGCATTCCGAGCTGATCAATTCCACGCTCCTCGCCGCCAAGATCACGGCCACGGGAGCTACAATTCCAGCCTCCAGCCCGACAGCAGCCTATTCGTTCATACTCGACTTCCCCCAATAT